TGTTACGGTAACCCCGGAAATAGTTTGGCCTCGAACGGTGTTTCCAGAGACCGTACCCGTAACGGTGACGTTACCGCTAAATGTAGGGTTCTGTACTAAACCGGAGATCGAAACACTTTTGTCAATGCCGTCACTAGTAAAAGTGACGGTATCCACTTTAATAATACCGTAGGCCATTTGTTGTCTCTTTTTTGTCTATTTTAACCGAAGATTAGGGTAAGATAACTAACGGCCCCTTAACCACAAAACCGCTTACGCCACCTGAAACCACACCAGAACAAACAATGGCAGGTGTTGCGCCAGATGGTGTTGTTACTCGTAGTGTGCTGCCGGTGATATTTGTGAAGACACCGGTTGCACCGGTAACTGTTACGCCTGAGACAGTAGTAAATCTCGCAGTGACCCCAGTGGTTGTTGTACCTGTTAACGATGTAAAGGTGCCAGTCGTCGCATTGATTGTGGTACCGGTATACGTCGTACCACTAATATTGACAAAGACTCCTGACGTACCTTGAATCGTATTACCAGTGATCGTGGCACCGGAAATACTGGTGGTGAAGACACCAGCAATACCAGTCAGGTTTGTAAAGCTACCCGTGTCACCTGTGACTAAAAGACCGGAAACACTTGTCGTAAATGTGCCGGTTGCCCCAGTCAACGACGTAAATCGTCCGATGTTACCGGTAACGGTTGCACCTGAGACTTGTGTTGTAAAAGTACCAGAGGTACTTGTTAGGTTTGTAAAGATACCCGATGCACCTGTAATTGTTGTTGCAGATACCTGACTATTAAAGACACCTGATGCGCCAGAGACAACTGTTGCGGCAACAGTATTTCCAGTGATTGTGGCTCCGGAGAGTTGAGTAAATGTCCCGCTTCCTCCAGTGATTGTTACAAAGTTACCTGCATCACCCGTGATCAACGCACCGGAAATCAGTTGCGTGAATACACCGGAAATACCGCTTACATTACCAAAGGCACCTGTGTTGCCGGTAACCGTTGCACCAGAAACCCTGGAAGTAAAAGTCCCAGAGATTCCTGTGAGCGTCGTGAAACGGCCTGTATTACCTGTAAGTGTGGCTCCAAAGAGCTGTGTGGTAAACACTCCAGATACACCTGAGACAGTGCTAAACGCAGCTGTCGTACCGGTAATTGTCGTACCTGATAAAGTACCTGTTGTTTGAACGCCGTTTCCAAATTGAGCAAGCCCTGTAACTGTCAATCCGCTTGCAACGGAAAGATTGCCACTGACATTAAGGATGGGCGTCGCCAGGGACTGGAAGGTGCCAGTGGTTGCCGAAACATTTGTACCAGTGATTGTGGCACCGCTCAGATTAGTAAATGTCCCAGAAGGTGCGGAGACTGCGCCACCAGTAATTGTGGATCCTGATAACGACTGGAATCTGCCTGATGTAAAAAGAGCATTTGTGCCAGTTGCTGTCGTTACGGTGGTCGTAACCGCGTTGACGTTGGTGCCCTGGACATTCGTGCCAGTAATCGTCATGCCGCTGACGGTACCACTGACAACAGCATTATTCTGAACAACAACACCACTGAAAGTGCTGCTACCAGATGCGGTGATTGCGTTAAACGTACTGACGCCAGCAACAGTTAAGTTACCGGCGATCGTGACGTTACCACTGAAAGTTGCACCACTGGCTGGTGCGTAGTAAAGATTCAGATACTCTTTAAACTGAGTAAAAGTAATTTTTTTGTTGCGCAGAGTGGGGTCAACTTCAAAAACATGGACCAGGGTCAAGAGGTCCTGTTCATTGATGTCGGCCCCATTGATGGACGGGAATTCAGTAATTCTCCTATTTGCCACCTACTTATACTGCGCAAGTCTTACCTTCATTATAAAGGCAGCTATCTAGCGAACCTTAACTTCAATACGTGGAAGATTATTGGATAAGAAGTTCCAAGACCATTGGATTCCTGTTACAATACCGCAAGAAATAAGGAGAACAACTAAAAGTTCCGCAACCGTCAGGTTACGCCGAACGTAAATCACCCTTGGTTGTTGCTGTTGTACAGCCGTTTGTTGAGCAAGTGTTTGTTGAATGGCAAGTTCTCGTGCACGTGCCTTCATTGCAGCAAGTTGCTCCAGGGTAATCTGCCCTTCAAGTGGTTGCGGTGCTTCCTGGGGCTGAGGCATCGGTGGTTGACTGGGGGGAATCTGGTCTTCCATGTTCTTGATCCATCTTTCAAAACGTTAGCATCTAATTGACTGTATTGCCTGTATGAGTTACGGAATTCGAAAAGGCTTAGAAGACATTGCGGCCGAACTAAAAGGTATCCGCAACATTCTTGCATCCATGTGGCACAGCCGTTATGAGGATGGCGAAACGGATGTCTTGAATCCACAAGCCTTTGCAGATGAGTACATCTCGACAGAAGAATGTGCTAAACGGCTGAGCATCTCTGATCAAACTATACGAAACTGGATTTCTATCGGCAAAACCACTCCGGATAAAGGATGGGTAGAAGGTATTCATTACGTCAACACCTCTCCAAATCCTTCCAAGAAAGCAGTAATTCGCATCCCCTGGAACGCCTTGGTCCAGTCTTTTGCAAAAAACCGAAAGATTGTGACAGATGACCAGTATGAAACCAATCGTTTCAAGTATCAGAACAAAGGTATTGACGAGGTCATGGGCGATGGCGCATCGGTTTAAGTCAGTTCTGATCGATGAGCTGACCATCGAGAACTGCAAAGAACTCCTAACCAAATCCCTTTGGTCCCAGGTCGAAATATTCCTTCCACCAGAGGGATCATTCGATGATGGTTGCCTTAGAAGATATCTCCAAATCTTAAAACAGTATGAAGAGGAAGACGAAAATGCTCACATGACATTAGCTAATCGCCTTCGTTTTGCTTTTAGGGATTCAAAACCTGATACAATCTGTGGCAAGTTCCCAAAAGCAGAGTTACCCCTCAAGCGAAGACTCCGTTGCGTAGCTGAGTACCTTATTCGTTCTGGAGAACTGGATAAGGTTAAGGATGAAAACGGAAAACTTGTCAAAAAACGTGGTGTCTTGGGTAAGATGGTTGTCTTGTACAAACCCACAGAAAAATTAATGGAGGCCTTGGTACGCCAAGGGTTAATTGATGCCAAATAGAAGGGAAAAACTGATTGCTTCTGTCATTGGACCAGAGATGGACGATACAAAAGCCAGGATGCTTGACGCCACCATCAAGTTAATTCTTGGTGATATGGGCAATCAGTATTGCAAATTCTGGGAATATGAAGGACCTGGCGTCATGGTGTTCCAACCTCAGAACAAAGATCGGTCCATGTTCTTCTTAACTCTTAAAGAAATCCATGCTGCGCAAGAAGAATGTGAACGTGAAAATAATGGTGATATGGCCGAAAGTTTCAGACGCATTCTCCAGGCCGCACAAAAAATTAATCCCACGGAAAAAGCTGGGTACGTCATCAATGATGCAGAGGGTATGCGTTATTTTGAGGTGAATTACAATCAAGTTACTGAAAGCTGATGGGCCTTCAAAACATCAAGAGCCACGTTGAAGGATATGAACTGATTAGCAACGAAGACCTGGTTGCGTCTGCTCATGCCATACTCAATGGCATTGACCTGGATGTAGCAAGCTCTGATTTTGCTAATACATATGTTGAAGCAAAAGAGTACTACACACCATCTGATGACGGATTGAATGTTCAGCCCTGGTACGGGAGCGTCTATCTCTTCCCACCAAGTGGAGCTTACTTTTGGGATAAAAAACGTCAACGCTGGAAGATGACCAGGACTTCATCTCCAACGTTGATGTCGTCCCATGCTGTGTGGTTTAACCGTTTGTACAAAGAATGGTTGGCGGGAGAAGTGAAGCAGGGTCTGTACTTTACCAATTGCCCTGACATGATTCGCTATGATCCTCGCATTTTTCAATTCCCAATGTGCATTATGAAAATCCCACCTCGGTTATGGAGAAGGTCAAGCGACAAGGTTGATCTACATAAGACGTGCACTTCTATGATTGTCTACCTACCACCAGTAGACGATGCCAGCAATGCCACAGAGCGATTCAAACAACTTTATGGAGAAAAAGGTCATATTCTCTCGTGAAGCCCGTATACTAAAGGTCGAATGAGCCAAGGCATGAGCGTACTTGCTGACTGGGAAATCAAAAAGCTTGCTGAAGAAGAACAGATGATTTCTCCCTTTGTTGATCGACTGGTCAGCAAAGAAGACGGACGCAAGCTTCTTAGCTATGGCCTTGGATCTTACGGTTATGACATTCGTCTTTCTCCTGAGCAATGCCTGATTTTTGGCAAGGTTCAAACGGGTGATTGTGATCCTAAAAACTTTGATCCGAATATTCTTAAAGTCGCTGAACTTCACGAAGACGAACGCGGTAAATATTTCCTGTTGCCTCCCTATGGTTACTGCCTAGGGGTAGCGATGGAGCGCCTTAAGCTTCCTCGTGATGTAACTGTCGTTGCAGTCGGTAAGTCAACCTATGCACGTTCAGGTATCCTGGTGAACATCACTCCTGCAGAAGCAATGTGGGAAGGATATCTCACACTTGAAATCAGCAACTGTACCGGACTCTTTAACCGTATTTACGCAAACGAGGGTATCACGCAACTCCTCTTCTATCGCGGAAATCCTTGTGCAGTTAGCTACCAGGATCGAAAAGGTAAGTACCAGGATCAGCCCGCAGAGGTTGTATTTTCTCAGGTGTAATTAGCCAAAGGGCCTGCCGGATCTTGGCTGAGGTTTGTCTGCATAATTTGTGCCACCACCTCGGCCAATCCGGTCACCCATACTCGGTAGCTCAATGCCATCAATAAAGGCTGGATTTCTGGGAGTACGCCCTCTAATTGTCGGTTCTGCAATACCGGCTCTTTGCTTGTAAGCACCAGCGCTTTTGGCAGCCTTCATGAATCTTGAAACTCTGCCTTGTTTGTCATTAACAGACTCAACAGATCGACGGTCTTCTTCATCTACACGACGAAGATCAGTATCGTAAATGCGTTCTGGATTGAGATCAGTTACTTCCGTGCCAGAGGATGCCGAATCCTGGCGTGGATCGTAAGTAGGATCAAAGAAACTTGCCATAGTATCATTGTAAAAGGAGCAAATCAATCTCGGATATCATGTATCACAACTCCGCCGCTGGTTTTTTAGATTCTTTTGTTCAAGACGAAGTCAAGTGTCGGTGTCTTGACGAAGAAACATTTGGCGCACCTATTGCAAACGAAGAGAATGATGTGCCACTATATGACATGTACAATCGCGGGTTAGTGGCATGCGAACAGGGGCTCGAAAGGAATCCGTTGAATCTCGAGGGGGCACGTCCTGGAATGACGGGTTACATTCCCTCGATGGAGGAGGGTCTAGCGATGGGGGCATCACCAAAGCCCAAAGCACTGGTATTGGATCTGGAGGGTCCGGACGAGGAGATGATGGAGGAGTCCCTCAAACGTCGTGGTTTGCGCCGGTAAACGAAGTTAGTGAGTGCCCTGGAGGTGTGTGCCCAGTCCCCTGGGCCACCAAAGAAGAGCCTCCTGTGATCCAAGAGGATATGGTCAACCACCCTTCTCATTACACCGATGGGGGCATCGAATGCATCGAAGCCATTGAGGCGGCTTTAACCAACGAAGAATTCCGTGGGTACTGCAAGGGAAATTGCATGAAGTATATTTGGCGTGAGAAGCATAAAGGTGAGACAGAATCACTGAAGAAAGCACAGTGGTACCTCGATCGTCTTATTCAACTTGATGAGCCTCAAAAGGGCTGAAGA